TTGAAATAATTAATCCCAATGGCTTTGAAATAATTAATCCCAATGGCTTTGAAATAATTAATCCCAATGGCTTTGAAATAATTAATCCCAATGGCTTTGAAATAATTAATCCCAACAGCATTGAAATAATTAATCCCAATAAGATTAATCTTAGTTTGTTACATGAATTAGTCAAACAACATGTCGTCATCTCCATAAACTTCGTAATCATCAGCGCCTCCATTGTAAACTTCAAGGTCAAGACTTTCGAAATCAATACCATCAACATACTTCTTTAGAGCAAATGATTCTTTGAGTTGGTCTTCAACAGTGTTGCGAGTCTTTGGAACTCGCTTGGAAAGTCCATAAATCAACGCAGCACGGCCATCGTGAACAATCCAAGCAAACTTCTTTGCGCGGGTTACTGCAGTGTAAAGCATGTTAATTGTTAGGAAATGTTTATTTGCATCTCGATCAGGAAGATAAATCAAAGAAAGTGGATACTCAGAACCCTGTGATTTATGAATAGTCATTGCATACGCCAAGTCAAGATGTTTGTCAATTTCGACAGAATCAGGTTTTAGTCCTTCGAAGGTATCGAGGTTTTGTTTTGGTGCACGAGAATAGTAAACAAGTTCAATGAATTCACGTCCTCGAAGTTCTTCATTTTCAAGAGTTGGATCATAGGAATAATTAGGATATTCAACAACAAGGTCCCGTCCTTCTACAACTTGAACAATCTTTCCAATTTGACCATTCATCACACCTGTATCTGGGGTAATGTAACAATTCTCTCGCATAACCACACGATCACCAACATACCAATTACGTCCAGTTTTTGATGTCATCATTTTGGATGCGTCTAAACCAAGTTTGTTAGAAAAAATCTTCTGAAACAATGGGTTGACTTCTTCAATTGTTGCATTGTATGGTGTTAGAATAGTGATGTCATTGACGTCGAAATCTTTGTCTCTCAGATCAGTAAGGATCTTCTTTAGAGTTGTCATTCCACCATTCATAATCGTAAAAGACGAAGAGCTCAAATCGAATTCAAGATGATGACTTAATGCAAGATTCCTGGTGTAATCCACGATCTTCTGACTGTTAATAACAATTTCACGGCCAAGGATGGAATCAACACGGTAGTTGTGTGTCAACCGCTTCAAAGGAACACGCTGACTCCAAATTAGAGAGTCGAAGATATGACCCCATCCAATTGGAGGAAGCTGATCAAGATCACCAACAAACACCATGGAGTATCCCAATGGATGGAAGGTGTTAAAGAGTTTATAAAGATGTTGTGTTGTAACCATTGAAGCTTCATCAATGATAAGAAACTTGAAACTTACTTTGTCTGGTCCAAGGATTACAAGTTTATCAATGGTACTTGCATCGATTTGCATTGGTTTGCAAGTTTCCTTGACTCTTGCCACTGCCTTTCCAGTGAATGACGTTGCATGGTAAGACACTTGTCGAATATTGAGTTGTTGAATTACTTCTCTAATGATTCGTGTTTTACCTGTACCTGGACCACCGGTAACAACACTGATTGGACACTTGAGAATCATTTTGACGGCTGCAAGTTGATCTCCTGATAATTTTTCGTCTATCAATTTAAAGTCGGAAAAGTCAGTGATCCAAGAGTCCTGTGCAGGACAACGTGATATCTTCTTAGCAAGACTTCCAACCACATGATTTTCCATCTTGTAAACAGACATTGGCATTACTCGAACAGATTTCTTTTCCTGAGTAAAGTAAGGAGGTTCCAAGAACTTGAGACCATAGGCTTCTTGGACAGGTTCAACGGCTTTAGGATCCTGGCACTCAGCCAGAGTGCTGGCGTCTAATCCACTTCTAAGAGAATCGTATTCAAGTTTGTTAATATACCTGAATGAATGACCTGAATTAATTGAGGCCCATACATTCTTAAGAAAGTTCTTCCGAAGATTCCTTTGGTAGTCTTGAGTATATCCAAATAATATTTCAAGATTTGTCATCTTCTCATCAGAAAGGAAACCAAAACGTTCAGGATATTGGAATAACATTTGCACGAAATCTTCAACAGTTGCTAATTTACCTCCAAGAAGAGAGTCAGAACATTCAACAGCTTCACGTTTATTGAGTCCCAAAAGATAGAATTGACGAAGGATTCTTCGGTTAAGCCATTCGTTTGCAAAGGTTGAAACACTAAATGGAGCTTTAAAGTCTTTCTCGTTCCCTGTTGATACACCAAGAAGGTCTTCACCAATTGCTGCAACGAGAGGCTTGAGTCCAGATTTGTGTCTGAAGTTCTTCCAAACAACAGAATTGATGAAGTTAGCAACGGTGATCGGTTCCGAGCTCGATTTATTTGGCGAGGCAGATGTCGATTCACTTCCGTTAAAAATTTTCTGAACATACGCATAAAGCCGTTCCCAAACTTGTTTCTTCAGGGGTTGTGGAATAGAGTACTTCTGATGCGTTGTAATAACTTTCTCTGTTGTTTCGTCGTCTGGACGAAGGACTACAAGAGTTTTGATTCCATACTTCCTTCCGTTTGGATTCAGGATGTGAACAGCATCGTCTACTTCAACAAATGGCTTTCCGTTAGTCTGAACAACTTCACCATTGTCAAGAACATAAGAAGAATCACCGACACTAACAACAATATGAGAAGTCATGCGTCAAACAAGTTTGCCGGTTTAATGTAAGCATTGTTTACATTCTAATGTGATCAATTTTATTAATATCTTTCGTACATTTGATTACCTTCCAGTTGAGCAATCTTTCGAACTACTCACATATTAGTAAAGAAGTTACCAATACACATTCCCAAAATAATTGGAGTAATTATGGGATCCATGGAAGAAATTTATTGGTTTAAGTTAAGTATCATTTGAATCAGAATTCAATTCACTGACATTTGTGAAACCGAACTATCCCCTCAAGTACTAATCATCTTTCCAACAAAGACAACAATGTATGCGATAGGAAAGAGAAGAACAACTTCCCAGAATAGCATATTGTGTTTTACGACATAGGTATTACCTATGTCTTGAGTCAATTCACTGGCTGCCGCCTGATTCAGCAAGAACATTTTCCCTTCCGACCGTTGCATGTATCACAGCTTTCCCAGCAGAACAACCAACGAGCAAAGCGGTAAACCACGTACAAGAGAATCAGAATCACCGCAATGATTAAGAAAATTAGCATCCATCGAATGTACTTTCGAATAGCTTCTGAATCCAATGGTCCAGAACTCTTATTAATGACTTCCATTGGAGGAAAGACAATACCGGTTACAATGATTTCATCATTCTTACCAATGTTAATAGATGCCTTCTTTGGATCAACACTTGGTGAGAATGTTTGATACTCTTTACCTGAATCATCAATGACAGTTCGAACCTTTGGTCGTGTTGATTCTTCCTTGATTCGATTTCCAATGGAATTGACATCATTCTGCTTCTGTCCATAAGAAGACAATTGACGACTAATGATGTTAAGTTGAGCCTTCTTGTCAGGATGTGTTTCAATCTTATGAAGGAAATCTACTTCAAATTTCATTTCAGCAAGTTCGGTTGGTAGTGGGGCCGCACGAGCATCACGGTAAGGTTCACCTTGTTCTCTAATTGGAACATAGTTTGAAACAAGTTGACGCGTATAGGGAGGAACACCATACGCAATTAACTGATTTCCTTGAACCACTGCCGGACCATTTCGACCGTTGTTTGTCACAGTAGGACGTTGGCGTCCCAATGGGTTAATCAAAGGATCACCTGATGTTAAATCGCGAATGCGATCATATTGACCTCCATAACCTTGGTTAGTTTGACGGTAACCATCAAGACCAACACCGTACGGTGCAGCGAAGCGCATGTCTTGTTGCTGGCGTATGTCTGGCTGTGGAGTATCCCAGATAACATTTGGATATGTAGGTCGTTGGTAATTATCTGGAGTAACTCCAACAACCCCGCCTCGAGGATCTGTTACGGTTAATCCTGCAGGGATTCCTAATACTGGCGATCCACCATTATTAACGGCAGGTGAAAAAACAAGGCCATCGCCAGCATAACTACCTGCTGGACGAACAGGACCAATCATACCCGGGTTTCTAACTACAAGTTGTCCAGGGACTGGCTCCACGGGTGGAGCAAACTTATAACCATCATAATCATTTTTGTCTACCAACCTTGTTCGAACAAGGTTGTTCCTGTTCGGAACATCAATGCCATCGTAACGGAAATTTTCTTGAATCATAGGTGGTGCGTCACCAACCTCTAGCTGACCATTTACTCGCACGCGACCACGAGGCTGAATTCTGTTACTTGGAGATAGTGGTAATGCGTCCATACTAGTATTTTTAATGCTGTCCAAAATACGATAACTATAAGACTTCACAATAAAATTTGCAGGTTGAACAATCTATTGACGTAAGAGAAGGTTGTTGGTCCAACACTTCTGATACACAGAATACTATTTGTGCCAATGTAAATTGAAACATCGTCTAATTGAATTCTGAATGTGTGATTAATCAGTTTAAAATTGGTGTATTCTACCTTCCAATGCCGTTTAAGTATATAAGTAAGCGCGAAAGGCGCCAGCTTGACGATCCTGATGTAGATTCTGAGCAGGAGACTGGTTTCTTTGGTCTATCGCCAACGTCGGCTGCGGGCGACACTAACGTAGCACGTCCGGACCCGACGTCTTTCGCTGGACGTGCTCATGCAGATCCTGTAGCCGCGAAGCCGAAGATTGTTGTTACTCGAGCTCCTAAGGATGACGAGTCTAAGCCAACAGCTGGACAGAAGAAGTCCGGAAAGGTGTCTGCCGCTGGGCAAGCCACCCTTGCAAAGGTCTTTGGTGCCCGGTCAACTGAGGACGGTCCGCGTCGTCAGCTTCGTCGTTACGTTCGCGATGAGGAAAAGTGCCCTGGCAACCCAGGTCACCCTTGTGGTAAGAATCGTGGTGACAAGCCTCTCTGCTGGAGTTGCGAGAAGACTCGTCGTGAGATTGAGTCTCGTTGCGCAAAGTTCTATGAGTGCGGTATGCATCGTCACTGGATTCCTGATCTTGGTGACTATTCTGGTCCGTTCTGCTCCGAGCATTACAAGGAGTATCGTGATAACCCGCCTAATTGCAGGTACCATGATGACACCCCTGCTGAGCCTGGGTGTCACAATGTTGTTGCATGGGATCATGCCACTCGAGACTGGTTTTTGGATTGCATCTCTTGCAAGCACTTGCTCGACAAGGTTTGTCCAGGTTGTGGTACCGGGTTTCGCTACCGCAACAAGAAGACAAAGACGATGTCTGATTTCTGTCGTGATTGCGAGCAGACACAAGGCCCGCGCCGGGATGGTTACCAACGAACCCCTGTTTGGGACGACATCGATCAACGTGAGACCGGTGCTAATGTGAGCAAGAAGCAGCGCAAGCGTAAGCAAGCTGGTGCTCGACGCCCTCCTCTCGAGGGTGGCCCAAAGCAATACCCTGAGGAGCTTCTCGTTGAGAACTCTGATGGTGGTTTTGTTGAGCCGGTTCAACACAAGGACTTCTAAAACGAAGTCAATTTATTAATGATCAAAATTTGATCATTAGTATGGTAGTTCTAGATCAATGGTAGTTCTAGATCAATGGTAGTTCTAGATCAATGGTAGTTCTAGATCAACGGTCTTATAGTTCTAGATCATTGATATCACCAACTATATTTCCATGATATGGTTGCCATGAACTAGGAATATAGACAGTTCTTTGTGATCCAAAACTTTTAGGATTAATGCCACCACTTTTATTAACATTTGCTTGTATGTTATTGCCTGATACTCGTTGCTTAGAATTACACCCACCCATTTTATTTCTTCTACTTTACTATTTCGTATAAAGTTTAATATTTTCTGGGTTAGAAAGTTACAATTAGAATTCATTTTCCGGAGAACTAATAAATTTAGTTCCTTGAACAGATAATTGAATTTTGTTTATACCGCTTTCTAAACAAAATCACCAGAGAGCTACACATAATGAGTTCTGATCCGTTCATTTTCAAGCGACAAAATTTTTCTGCTATGACACGCCTAAAGTGTTATCGAGACACTGGTGATGTTTACGCTTTCGTCGTTAATACTCGAATGAAGGCAACACGATCTTACAAGAATCGTCTGTACACCAGTGAAGTTCGAGGGACCACACCTTTGACTCAGTTTGATATGATCAACATTGGTTACGGAATGTCTTTGATTCGATTCGTTGGTCCTGACAACCTTCTCTTACGTCACACAGGTCCTGCTGCCCAAGTAACTTTGGTTGTTCATTCAAAGAAATCTGATGCTTCAATCTCCCAGGACTCAGTTGATGTGGCAGCAGACGATGCTAGTTCAGTAGACGACGTTCTTAACGACGCCGGAGATGACTCAGCTGATGTCCAAGACGACGCCAGAGATGACACTGAGTCTTCACCTGACAAGGATGTAGATGTTACTAGTCTGTAACTAATACACTGTGCGCGTTGACGCAAACAGTGCGCGATAATATAATAAACGAAATTCTTTTATTTGAAATACAACTTTGCAATATTATATTTACACAAAACAATGAAGTCTATTATCATTCGTAATCCAGGAGCTCGTCTCAATGAAGGAATTGTAACACATATCGAAAGACAAGAAATCAATACGGAACTTGCATTTGAACAATGGCTTGACTACATTGATGTTTTCGAAAACAATGGATGGGCGCTATCTACGGTAATGTCAGAAGAAATGTATCCTGACCAAGTTTTTATCGAAGACACGGCTGTTGTTTATGGTCGATTCGCTTTGATTACGAATCCAGGCGCAGATTCTCGTAAACCCGAAACAATTGCTGTATCAAAAAAGCTGAAACAGCTTAGATATGTTATTGGTACAATAACTGCTTCACCCATGGCTTCGCCCAGTGTCAGTGAAGCGACACCTACAGATTCTCCCGGTGTCAGTGAAGCGACACCTACGGCTCAGCCTACACTTGACGGTGGCGATGTTCTTAAAGTGGGTAACACAATGTATGTTGGAATTGGTGGACGTACAAATCTTGAAGGTTTTAATCAGTTAAAGGAATTTTTTGAAAAGAACACTGATGCAATTGCCGTTCCAATTCCGGTAACCAAAGTCCTTCATTTGAAATCGGCAGTTACAGCTCTCCCTGATGGAACAATCATTGGTTATGATCCTTTTGTCGACGACATTTCTATTTTCCCAAAGTATATGTCCGTCCCAGAAGAGTCAGGTGCGCACGTCGTTGTTTTTGATTCCAATACCATTTTGATGTCAACTTCGGCTCCTTTGACGAAAAAGATGTTTGAAGAACTCGGACTTGTTGTTCTAACTGTTGATATTTCTGAATTTGAAAAACTTGAAGGTTGTGTGACTTGTCTTTCGATTCGACTTAGACAATGACTAAATTAGTCATTACAGACCGACTTTAATTAGAATTAACATTCCTAAGAACATTAGTAATTAAATAGAGTAAAACATGTCCATCCATTCCATTTTCGAAACACCCAACACACCGTTAAACGAGTTGATCAATGCTATCAAGTTTACTCATCCAAATATTAAGTCAATGAGAATCAGACTTCTAAACCCTGATTCGAAACAAGTAGTTGCAAGTGGTTTAGATTTTTCTCATTTAGAGAAAGAATTTTTATATTTTGTAATGGAACGAGAAGTAGTTCTTCCAATTTCAGCTACATTGATGAAGCGTGTCATTGGACACGACCATTCAGTCGTGAAACTAATGACTTACGTTAAGGTTGTTGCAAGTAAAGATGTGGATACTCCTGGTTCTCGGATTGAGCGCATTGATATGATTACATCAGTACCTTCTTGCTTCAATGCTTATGCGAAAGGACATGAAATTGTGAGTATTCTCCCTACGTCAGCTGGAGACGGGTGTGTTGTTTCGCTGACACTCAATTACACTTTACAAGCTCCCGAAGAGGAAGGTTTGTTAAAGTCTTTTGGATTTAGTATTAACACTGTTGTTCGTAAGTTTATTGAAATGGTTCGAACAACACTTGTAACAGAGTATTCAGAGAAGCGTCAACTCCAATTTGGAGAACCTTACTCCAGTAATGTTGTTACTTTGGAAGGCCTTCGAGAAGCTCTTCGTCGGTATGCGTAGAATATTCCTATTGGGAATATTAATTAACCAACAAATGTTTCGGTATCGTACACATCATGTAAATATCGTGTGAACGACATCGCTTTGCTTCACCATGGCTCGGGTCTACGTAGTAGACCAAGTCATACTGATGACTGTATTCAATGAAAGCAACTGCATGAGTTCGATCGAAATCAAGGACCAGAACTTTAATAATATTGTAATTTCGAAGAACCTTCTTCAAAGTATCATCTTCAATGTTAGAATAAAAAAATCTTTTCCAATCCATTGAACGATTACAAAGAACTATTGACGTTCCATTGACAATTGCTTTCTTCTGAGCTTCGGTGTTACTAAATAACTCAAAGATTGTTTTTGGACATCCTGGTGAAATACAGGGAAGCTCTTGTTGCTGGAACTGAACACTTTCAGTGTAGTCATTTGAACTGTCAAGTAAAGCTTGAGGAACAACACTTGGAACTTTGTGTCCACAAGTTTGTTTTGAAATTATAGACCTTACTGCACGACTGACAGCTTCAAAAGAATCTTTGGCAGGACGGTCTTCAAGCAGAACTATTTTCTTTTGACCATCAATTCCAAACACTATTCTTTTACTTACGTCGTAATGCTTGTCAAAGAATTCTATCCCCAAAGACGAAAGCATTGACACTAATGGGCTTGTAATCCAACAATCATAGTCTTGAGTTTGTGCAAACTCAAACGATGTATTCAGGGCCATATTCACGAATCTTAAATTTGCTTTTACTACCCAGATTTGAATTTGGAATGCTCAAGGTACTGCTTTTGGTGCCAGAGGCAGAGACGCTACTTGAATCGTTTTTACGAATAGGTGCGCGTCTCTTTGGAGGCTTCAAATCTGACTTCATTAAGAAATCGGAAGGAGGTTTTGGAATAGCATTGTCATCGAAATAACTCACAGCGGGCTTCTTAGCTCCGTCTGTGGGACTTCGCTTGTACATCTTAATTGTTAGTACAATTAACAATGTCACTAATAAGATCAATCCTACCAAACAAAAGACTAATAATTTCCCCATTGTGTAAAAATCTTTACAAACCTAAGAGTTTTTACATGACCGAGTTTACAAATTTAGTTTCTGACACTTCAATGTTTTCAAACATTCCTGCCATAGAATTAGTTTTTATCGGAGCCGTTTCGTTATGGGCTCTTGGTGCATCTGCGCTTCTTTGTAAATTTCTTCGAAGTGAATCTGAGAAATTTGGCAATCGTTGTACTTGGCCAGGTGGAATGAATTTAACGGTTCGTGAATATGAAGCCATAATGAAGAAATGGTTTTCACAAAAGCAAGTAACAAAAAGCACTGGACAACGTGTAACGGTGTCTGAAGTTTCCGACAAACAAAAAGACTAGATATGGGAATTCCTAAGCTCGAAAACTGGCTCCGCGAACAACGCATTCAATTCACAGGCAGCCCTCAACCTAGAACTACTACACGTGGAAGTCCAAGCAGATCGAAGACTAAGTATGAACAGGACGTTTATTGTGAAGGACTACTCATTGATATGAATGATCTTCTTCATTACGTTGCCCAGCGAACATATCGATACGGTGACTTCAAACCATCAGAAAATATCAGTCCTGTTAATCCTAAAACCACAGACCTTCAACTTGAAGTAGAATACTTACAGTTACTAACACAGATCCTTGAAATGTACTTAGAGCAGTATCAGCCACGGCAGTACTTTATTGTTGCCATTGATGGTCCAGCTCCTCTTGCAAAAATCTTCCAACAGAGGAAACGCAAATTTGCTAATGAAGGAAAGATGGAGACAGACAGATGGTCAAACATGAATCTGACTCCTGGAACACTTTTCATGAGCAAGATCGATCTTCATTTGAAGGAATGGTTTGAAAGCTATCAAAGGCTACCGCCATATACTATCTATTCTGGGCATCAAATTCCTGGAGAAGGCGAGCACAAGATGTTTAGATATCTGAAGGAAAGTCTGAAGGCGGGCGACATTGTGGAAGGCAGAGGCCTTCATATCTTTACTGGTCAAGATGGAGACTTACTTATGATTGCATCACTTGTTCCTTTGAAGAACCTTGTTTGGGTGAAGGAAGATCGAAAGAAAGTCCTTGGACAAATGATTCCAGATCCACGTTCCATTAGTAAGTTCAGAGACCGCATCAGCAGTATTATTGGACGTGAAAGGCTTCTTGATTTTGTGACAATGATGTTTCTTCACGGGAATGATTTCTTTCCACAACATCCAACATTTGGTAGCTCTGACATTTCCGTTGAAACCTTCACCAGGTCTTACATTGAAATGTCAAGGCCACTTGTCAATCCGACTGATGGGCAAATTAACCCAACCAGTCTGAAGATTTTCTTTAGTTTTATGGCTGAAAAGGAACAACCTCTTTTGTTAGAGATTGCAAGAACTTTCAGACCAACACCCGAAGTTAAGTATCCGATCTTGACTAACAATGTTTCCAGGGATGCCCAAAGGAGAATCATCAGTCTTGATTTCGTCAAATTCCGTCAGGAATGGTATACTCGAGTTCTTCGAGAGTACTACCCGGAGAAACTTCGGGAAGGAAATATTAAGAAGCATTTGGACGATTTGATTCAGAAGATGGTAACGTCTTACATTAACATGATGCAGTGGAATATTGACTACTACAGGAATGAATCAAATACAATTTCATGGCAAAGAGTGTATCCATACGCTTTTGCTCCATTATTCTACGATCTTGCACGTTGGAATGGAAGTATTATGAGTAGTTCGGACCCACTTGATGAAGACGCCGAATCCGGAGGCAACGGCAGTGTTGAGCGCAGCGAAACTGGCAATGGTAGTGCTGACCGTAACGACGCCGAACGAGGTGAGGCCACTAATGAAATCAGGCGTGGTACTGGAATAGAATCAGCTTCTATCATTAGGCAACTGTTGATGGTTATTCATCCAAAAATGGTCCCGAAGATTATTCCGAAGGACTATGCTCAATTGATTCTTAGCCCTGATCCTAAAGTTGCTTTGTTAAAGAAGTTTTCTCCTGAATCGGCAAGAAAGTTTACCGACAATCGCATGGATGAACACCTTTGGTATTCTGTTCTTCCAATTGTTGATGTAGGGACTTATGATATTGCTATTGATACAATTCGATCTAAACATTCAAGGGATACTCTTCCAAATTATATGATTGCCAAGAATCAACCTTTTGTTCGTAAAGTTGATCGTGAATCTGGTCAAGAAACGATTGTAAAGAGTCTTCCCAAGCTTAAAGCCGAGGATTCAAAGTATCAATGGACAGGAAGGATGTTGATGTGACAGATTTGCAGTTTATTAAACTGCAACAAGAATGATAGTCCCAACACACTGATTAGATTGATCAAAAGATATTCAAGACACAAGTATGTATTAAAAGCTACAATCATGTCCTTCGAAGACGTTAGCCCAAAGTCACCTCTGAACGAATCTACTCTTGAAAGAGTGATCAAATCGACGGATATAATCCGAACAGGGTTTGAAGAAATCCAAACTTTGTTGAAAGAACTAAAGACTCTAAAGGTACGTCTTCAGGAACATGTTTCAAAACTCTTCGGAGGATTTGATAAGGTAGAATCAGAACTATGTTCCAGAAGTCATTTCAAGTGTATACAATCAGCAATACTCAATTGTGGATCATTGTGTCGAGAAATAGAAGAAATCATGGACCAAATTAGCCATCTTCAAGAACGAGCAGAAACAAAACATTCAGAATGCTTAGAATGCTTTGACTTTATTAAAGCATCAGGTGAGATGCAAGATGCAATCCATGAATGGATGATTAGCATTAACAGATCTGTCTCAAAGATTCAGATTGATGCAAGACATTCACAAGACATCTTGAACTTTACTCCTATTGAACATTAGCGATAGCATGAATTACCAACTTGGTAATTCTATTCTTGAAATTGTTAATTTTCAAAATTATTTGTGTGACTATTAACTCATGCAGTCATTTTTGAGTGTTTTTGCTCTTGATTTTCATCGAGTCCAAAAACACAAATATTTGTGTTTTTGTTAGTTTTCAAGAAATGTCACTTAGACTTACACTTAACCAATCAGTCCCAATCTTTCGACATCCACATTTACTAACCTATTCATAAAGTCAAAACACTATTGTTCTTGACTTTTTCCATAAGACCTCTTATTAGCAAACCGACACGAATTGCACATGCGAACCATCTTCTTTCCACAGAAGATTTCTTTGCATCGAATACAAACTTTACGCGAATATGACCATGAGGAGATATACCTTCCAAAATCTCTATTCGCGTAAGTAACCTTTGTAACGACAGCCATTTTTATTTCTTTCTTACGCTAATTCAGATTTCAAATTCTTAATCAAGCATAGGTACTTGAAGTAATATATTCTAAATCGTATGATGCACACAAGCAAAGACTTGATGAAAGCGTTCCCACGAAATTGTAAAGATCCCAGAATCAGATGCACGAGCCGTACACTGAAGGTCCTTACATGTATGCGGTCGAACAACACCGTCGAAGTCAATGATTGGTTTTCGTCCCCATGGATTGTAAAGTGTAAATAGATACGTTCTCTTCTTTGCTTCATATGTAATACTTAGAATGGTGTAACAATGTTTCTTTACAGCATTGTAAATTTCAGGATCCTTAACAGCATCAAAGTCTGGACGCTTGTATGTCTTCAAGGATGTATTAGCAAGGAGATGATGTCCAGCACGATACAATGAGTACATTTCGCTGGCTGTGATTTGGGAAACTGTTTGGTAGTCATGATGACAATCTCCAAAGTCGTCTTTATTGTGCAAATATCGATGAGTCGTTTTCCCTCCAATGAGCTGACGAAGGCCAACAGCGGCAGCATTCATTTCACCTAAACTATTGACAATATCTCGACACACACGAACTCCTGAGATATCTAGGTCAAATTTAACTTTGTCAACTCCCATCAGACTAAGCATTGCTTTTTCAAACAAGATTGGCCAAATGCAAGTTGGAGTCCGTGTAATGTATTCTCTTGGTACAAAATCATCAACAATAAAGACAGCATTACTAAGATAAACTTTGTAAAGACGTCGTGTTGGTGTTTCAGCATAAAGATCAATCATCTCTTGAAGATCTTTACATCGTGTTTCCAGGCCGGGTCCAGGTCGAAGATAGCTGGCGAGACATGAAAGAAACCAACAACTGCCAATATATCCTTGAACGATATCTGTATAAACAGGGACTTTACTCCGTTCTGTGTAGAGAGGAATACCGGCTAACCTGTAACACTTGTGCTTCAAGGGATCGTAGTTGATGGAAACATCTGCGTCATTAAACTTGGAAAAATCAATTGACATGAATGATTAATTCTTTAAAATCCCTTGACAAACCTAGGCTCACTATGTTCTCCTAGTATCCAGTGATTCGTGATAAGAGTAAATGTACCAAAATTGGAATAACATGGTTAAAGATTCAATGAAAGCGTCCGTTCAAAGTTTTGTTTCTTTATTTGTATTATTGGATTTACAAATTATAAAGTCTAACATATTCTGGTTCAATACACATGGACCATGCGCTAGAATTAAATACAGGAAAATTTCCTATATCAAGATTTGTTGTTTGTGTGGTTAGTCGCTTTTGAGAACTCGAATTATCTCGAATGTAGTAGCATCAAATGCTTCCTGACGAGACTTATCATCCAGCTGTGGAGTCAAAAGATAAACATTCAAAGCATCCATCAGATCATTGACATGTTCCACAGAAGTTCTACCCTTGATGTGCACAGGGATGATAAACGGTTGAATTTCAATTGGACTTGGTGGTGGAACCTGATCGTCAAAATCAAGAACTCGTGAAACACAATCTCTCACAACATCAGGGATAAAATCGTCAAGGATTTCGAATTCTTCGAGTTCTTCACAACGACCTTGTGGAGTTTTGACCGATAAAGTCACACAGAACCGAGTCCTTCGTCGACGACGAGCTTGCTGGCACGGGACCGGAGCTTGGCACGGAGTCTGGACGTGGACCGGAGCTTGCCGCAGATCAGCCCGTCTAGGTGTGAATGGAAGGGTCTTTGTGGAGCAACACCCGGTGGAGCCAATGTTTGCACGAGGTGAATCAAGAGAATGGAAAGGAATACCCTCGGGGATGTAAATCTTCTGATTCATTGGGTGCGTCCGATCGTCCTGCTGACGGTGATGCTTCTTACTAGTCGGGATGGATGTTGGTAGAATACAGATGGCGCCGCTGCCGAACATGGATCTGTTAAGCATTTTGGATTGGAAACCTTAGTTGCAATCGATTTAATTATTTTATGAAAGAATTCAGAATTCAATTAGTTGTTACATCCATTGGATGTAAATAAGTCATTGACGAACCTGAAGCTTCTGGTGAGTCTAAATTTCACCAAATTCAATGTCATTATCATCATCTGCAATAGAATCAGGGACATCATCTGGATTAAATGAATCATCAGAGTCGGAATCCAAATCAAACATTCCGAGCAAAGCATCAACACCTGGATCTCTCGGAAGAGGAGCATCAAATCCAGCTGCACGTGCAGGTGAGCGACTCGAAGATAGACGACTAAGTTCTTTGCTAGCACTACCACGGCCCACAGACTTCGCGTCACGGTTTTCAGGCTCACGGCCTACACGAGACTGAACTTGTTTCCTACGGTCGTTGCCAACCAGCTGTGCAAGCACATTACCTGTGAGTCGATTCGCGCCGACATCAGAGCTAGATTGGAAGTTGCGGAATTGTTGAACAATAGATTCATTGACTTCAAGATCAAAAGCTCCGGTCCCGGTATTAACACGAGTTCCGAAAAGAATAGAACTTGAAGTATTTGTAATCTTTTCTGTCGGCCCAAAAGGTGCCCCTGTACTAACAGCTCTGACAGGATCTTCGAAACAAGCTTGAGGAAAGATACCACGATTTTGCTTACTGATACTCTTAGAATTAATACTACTTGGTTTAGGACCAACACAAATCCAATCAATCATAGCAGTAATGTTACGAGGTGCAATGATTTGATCTGCATTCTTAAACAAATCGTAAATTTCCTTTTCAAGATAATTTCTCATTGCCTCAATGCCAATTACTTCATAAATTTCCATTGGAGAATCAGAGAAAGTTCGATATGCACAAACATCAGGATGTGCACGAATTTCTCTTAGATTGGTTCCTGTTGTAACAACTGTGCAATAATTACCGTAACGAAAGATAGGATCAGTAATCAAGTCTGGTAAATTTGGGTCGATTTGATCTTCGAATTGTTCGATCATTCGATCTTCAGCATTCTTAATTTCATCTTTGATTAGTTTTAACATCCCTTCGGTGTCGATGGGTAGAGTTTTACCATTATTATCAGTCTTGTTAACCAAAAGGTACCCAAGATGAAATGTTGTTGGTTCCATTGTAAGGAAAGTTGTGTCAACAGTCATACCCAAAGCTTGTAGCAAAAGAATTAGTTTTTCAATTGGAATACCTGAAGTCTTTTCAACAACTGGGTTGATCCATATACGCAACTTCCCAGATTCCTCGCCAGATTCTGTTGCATAATCTGGTTGCACACCTTGAATCAAGTCATGAGTTGGTGTCATCTTTACAGTTGTATCAGTAACATACTGATAATTACCAATGACAGCGCTAGTAATAAAGCTTTGGAAAGTTTCTTGGAAGAATCTTCGAACATTGGAATCAAGCTTCTCATCAGCAGAGAGTCCACCTCCTGAAAACTTAAAGGTGTTCTCAATGAAATCCACGTTCGGGTAGACGTCAATAACACCTTCTGTAAGAGGCCCGCAAAAGAAAGTAACAAAATCGGAAGTATCTTTTCCTTTCGAAACCTCTACGCTATTGAGGTGGGTAACAATTTCTTGAAGAGTTATCTTATGAAGGAATAGCTTCTGTTTGTCAAAAGTCATTCGTGCAAAATAACCATTGTATTCGTCCATTCTCTCATTGTAATAGTCGGTGTTAGCAATCTCAAAGTCAGTATACCAAGAACGATCGGCCGAGTCTGTAACAAGGATTTCAAACATCTCTCCACCAACAGGCTTGACAAGAATGTCTCCAAGCTTGAGAGACACAAACTTCTTCCCGGCCATGAAAGCATCTTCATAAGAAATGTTTGTATCAATGAAGTGAATAATCGTTGAGCTTGCAGAAGGATCCTTCTTGAGAGAAATCTTCTGCTGAAATCTTTGGAACCCAGACTTCTTATTAGCTTGACCAGACTGATGGAAAGCATCAAGGTTAAGCTGGGTAGCTGGCTGTCCAGTACTTTCACCCGTGTTCATTCCAACATGCATCCCTGGATTTAAAAAACTCTTCGTCCCATGATTAATAATATATGCCTTCAACTTTGGAATCATACTTGGATAAATCGTTACTGAAAGAAGCTGCAGATACAAAGAATTACGGATTTCATCTGCTGTGTAACGTCGAATTTCCGAAGAAAGACTCGGAGGTTCAGGGATTTGTGAGACAATATCCTCAACTTCTTCAGGAGTAAGATAACGTTTTTGTTCAACGGACATTGCAACTCCACTTTTATGGTTTTTGAAGACATAGAGATACATTCATTGCGTCTTCAAATCTTTGGATAGTAATATTTTATGTTGTTTGTTGTGAAATTAAAGCATGGATTTCAGCAGCTAAGCGAAACCGAGCGAAGCTGGGTTTCAGCTAAGCGAAACCGAGCGAAGCCATGACTATAGTATAGTTATGCAGTTCCAGTTGTTTCAAATCTTTCGAAGCAAATGACACAAACTGGTATGAAAAATTTGAACATACCTGTTGAATCTATGAAAGGTCCGTTAGGGTTGACTGGATTTTGAGAGTCAACAGAAAGGTCTAATGGAAGAATTTCCTGGCACATATCACAAGTGAACTCACCTTCGCAAACTTTGAAGTGATCTTGAAGAATCTGGAGATCATGTGGTGGGTTGTATGGTATTATTGCTTCACAGAATGGGCAGGTGTGATATCCATGGCTTCGCTCGGGTTCGCTTAGCTGAAACCCATGGCTTCGCTCGGGTTCGCTTAGCTGAAACTCATTCTTGTTTGCTTTAACAAGAGGGATATTGAGTTTGACCATATTTCTTTATTACATGTTTGGAATAAATAATCAATTAGCATAAAGTATCCAAGTTGGATACTATCTTCATAACTTTGTTTAAACAGCAGGTTCCAATGGCTTTGAGACAGCTACTCCAATCGAATTAAAGATGTAACTGTCTATTGGTAAACCATCTTTTCCTTCTAAACAAATACATCGATGATCCATATTCGGAAATCTCAAAAACATTTTGAGCAACAAATCGTAAGTCCAAAATGGAAACATCAAATGGTCTCCAGATTCAATACGATCTGCATAAACTTCAAAGTCTTCAGATCTTCCATGCATTGCATGATAGAATTGTGCTAGGTCTTCCATGGGTTTCAGCGAAGCCATTGGAACTTGAAGGCTAAGAGCATATCGATTTTGGAAATCAGGACCAAGGCGATATCGATCGTATCTTGGACCGCGGAAGTAAAGAATTGGAAAAAGTCCACGTGTCTTAATAAAGTTCCTTTGCAGGTTCATCATTGTACTTCGAAATGTGTGTTTTCAACATGAAATTAGTATTACTAATTTCAATTCCTATTTATTTAAGAAGCATCTTGGAGTCTTTTTGGAATAGCAACTCCAACAGAGGTAAACTCAGAGTCATCAGCTGTGTCATCTATGGCTCCCAAATGAATGCAACGATGATCCATATCAGGGAACTCTCGTTGAAGCTGTCGAAGAATATCAAAATTCCAAAATGGAAAAAGTATATTGTCATTATGTGCAATACAAAATTTTACCTGAGCTACAATATACGGGTCATTGTGATTAACGACAATGTCGTAGCCTGGAGCCAAATCTTGCATTGATGATCCATTAATGTGCCGAAGATCATATACGTTTCGGAAATTGCGATCGAGTTGTTGTCTTTTAAACTTTAACCCTCGGAAGTAAAGAATTGGGTGATGCTTAATATGTGTTGGAAACAATAAATGTTGCACTGAAATAAATCGATCAATAATTGGACAAGAAGCCATTGAACAAGTTGTTTTAACAAGAAATTGGCAATGCCAATTTCAATTCGTAAGTTTCTAAGCCACGTAAACACTTTGGTATTGAAACCGCAGTTGTAAACTTTTTATTATTGAGATCTATATTAATACAAATCGTGTGGATTGTGAATCCGACCCGACTTCTCAAGTTTGTCTCTCAACAACCCACAAAGTTTCTTAGTCAGGTCTGTCGAGAAATGCCACAAATACATCCATTGAAGTTTCTTCCCAGTCCAACTTGGAACTTCATCTGGATTAAAGTGGTTTGCAATGAGTGTTTCACGCATATCATCTTCATTCTTCGGGATACTTACCTTTGACATCATCTCTGCAGGAGGTGGAATTTGTTCTTCCCATGCCATTTGGATTAGTTCTGTTCTTGGAATTGATGCACATTCCATTCCCTTCTTAGTTTGACGTCTATCACTAATTGTCTTTGGATCGGAACCAGCTGGATTCCATCTAATCCTAAACTTCCCATCAATAATAGAACCATAGATACTGTACTGCTCGAAGCGTTCGAGGTCAACATTAATACTATTGACAACAATCTTCTTATACTTTTCAAACTCTGTTTCGATTGGTGAACGCCATCCTAAAGTCTCGTTGGATTTATAAATCCAAATTTCCTTAGGATCCTTAAATCTTGTAACAGCATTGTGGTTTGTTTCTTTGTAATTGTGTGGTTGATAAGTATGAATGTATATATCAATTACACGTCCAGTTGTTGCATCAGTTTCGGAAATCTTAAAGATATATCCCTTAAACACAGTCAAGATATTCCCTGCCACAGTGGAAGATCTAAAGAGTCCATTTGAACGTTGATTACTCACCACACACTCCTCGAGGAGTGCCTTTTGTCTCCATTTCGGAAGATCTTTAATGTGAGCCTTTACTTGTTCGAATGTCTGAGGAGCAACTTCTGTTCGAATTCGTCCTTCATTTCGTCCACTGGCTTCACTGGTTTGAAGAGATTCACTTTGTTGGTAAATATAACTCACAACATTAACGTCATTAGCAACAACATTTCTCTCCATTTCAACAAACAACTCTGAAGGAGGACGGTAAATGATAGAAGTATTTGGAGACTCATAGATCGATAGATCTCTAATATAGGGAGTCGGAATATCAATCTGACGCTGCAGGTGGATTCCATTGTTTCCGAGGACAATGAACAGTCGGTCGCCTTCTCGGGTCATAATCTTCTTGTCGCAGAGTTCACGGATATCATTGAGAGTCTTGATTACCATTTCTTGTTCGAATTCAGTGTTAGCATATTCTTGGAAGATTTTTGCATAAGATACAGACTTATGCTCAACAAGTTCCCTCAAGATGGCACTCTTCAACTGCCGAGTGTCACGGTGAAGGACATTATAGGTCTCAGTATCAATAGGGTCTTGACTAGGAACATAACTGGGATCCCGTAACTGCTCCCAAGATGGATAATCGCAACGCTCGTAATCACATTCTTGGGTGTAATCCCGAGTAGATTGCAAAATGTTTCGGCCACGGTTAATAATTGCATCAACTGCACAGATTTTCATAGCTCGAAATACTCTACGAGACTTTAATTCTTTGTATTCAGCTGTCCGATATATATGAAGATCGGCATTAGAATGATCAGAGACACCTTTATCGACGCTGTTGATGTTATAGTCAATAGCATGTCGGTAAATTTCCACATCGATGTTAGTGTACTTGTCATATTCTATTCCTGTAAGTCCCTTTGCAAGTGCCTCTTTGTTAAGAATTTCTCTCAAAGCTTCATGAGCATTGGCTCGAAGAACACGGTTAATCGCTTGAATCATTCCAGAGAAATTCCAATGAGGACTAATTAGATGCATTCGGCGACAATGAAAAACATTAATACCATCTCGTGCTACCCTAGAACCAACGAGAACTTTGATGTATTCACCATTAGCGTTAGCTGGACTGTTAAAGAGTGTTTTGACAGCTTCTTCTCTCGCCGGACCCATGCTTGTTGTAATTACGGCTACTCGTCTTCGTTTTGGATACGATTCCTTCACTTGCCGGGATCCTTCGGAGGTGAAGATTTGTTCAAGAGGATCGTTAAACAATTCGAAACCAAACAATGTAAAGATCATTGCAATGATCTTCATCCCAGAAAATTCTTTCAAGAGCGTAAAGATGAAACTGCATCCAGGGGCGTCTCTTTCGATATCAATGATTGCCTTCATCTTCCCTGACAATCTCCCCAGATTTGTAGTGTCTCCTCCATTTTGAAGCCACTGTTGAAAACTCACTGCTTTTCCTCGATGTTCCCAAGTGCTAAACTCCGAAGGTGTAACCCACTTCATCTTTCCTCCTTTGTCTTTCTTGATGAAATCACTGTCATTGCCAAACGGAAGGACAATTGTTGCAGCCGCAATACGTTTAACATCAAAAGCTGTATAAGGAATTGACAGATACGCTGCTTCTTGAAGGTCACCCATTGGTGTTGGAAAGATCTTAATTCCAGAAGGAAGAGTCTTCTGAAGAATTTTTGGTTTATGATTAATATCTTGGTTCAAGTCCGAATCATCAGGATAATCAATCGTATATGTTGCAGGGAGAGTTATTCCCATATACTTTGGTGCGGCAGCTCGAGTGCTTGCACGAACATAAGTAATCTTTCCTCGGAAATATGGTTCCATCATAGCAAGAGTCATCCCGGAAACATTTTCAGGCATTTGCTTCCCCTCGGGGAGGAGAAGATTCATAATCCTTGCCGCCTCTTCAACTTCGTTTAGAATCGGGGTTGCTGTAACGGCACAAATCTTTGACCTTCGAATAAGCTGACACAAGCGAAGGAATTGAGGATACATCTTTGCATTCTCCTCGTCGGTTTCCTTTGAACCTGAATTGTTAGAAACAATATTATGGACCTCATCAAGAACGATGATGCTTTGAGAATATGTTGCAATGATTTCGTCATCCTGCATGTCCTTCAATTCAGTTGCAAATTTACGGTAAGTTTTGAATTCATACCATTCTGAAAGAGCTTTATTAATCCTAATATTACGACTTCTATTAGTAATACCAATATCACCAATGTTGGAATCATAAACACCAGGAACACAGCTTCGAACAATTTGTGTTTTCATTTCATCAATGATATTATCACCTCGTTCAACGATGTATGTCTTCTTATAACTCCCTGTTCCTTTGAAGTGTTCAGCTGCAGCAATAAAGGCACAAGACTTTCCAGTCCCTGGTTCATGGATGTTAAGAACTCTGTCTGCCATAATCATGAATCGAACGAAAAACTTTTGATGATTATAGAACCCACCTCCTTCAGGTAACTTTTCGTCCGCTGGAGCAGAGAGTTCTTGAAACTCCTTCTTCCGAGTTATTATTCGTTGTATGTCAGGTGAATTAAGAGATGGATATACTGGGAGATAGTCCTCCATAGTTTTAAGACCACTCGATTATTGAACTGTGTATCAGTTATCTTTATTCGAAAACTAGTATTCTGAAATCGGTATTTTGAAACTAGCATTCGAAAATTAGTGTTCTGAACATTGATTTTTGTAACAGTGTAAATATATTCATAAAACTGTTAACTTATTAACACTTAATGGACTCTCTTCATGACTCTGAAGCTTCAAAGCATTTCGAAGCCCTGAAGCATGAGAAGAATCAACGTGCTAACAAGCTGCAACGAGAACGCAGTCAATCAAAGAGAGATATTATGAGTGAAATGTACGACCGATTTTCTGCAGCTGTAGAGAGTTATGGTCTTTCTGGAATCCCTGAGAAGTGGTTTTATTTCGATGATAATGGTAAAATTCCATTTCATCGTGACCCTCAACATCCAGAGTTAGAACGGACTTTTCATGATATCGAATACGATTACAAGGTCGCTACAGAGCTAGCGCAAAAGAAATCTGACGCGCGGTCTAGAGAACTTGATTCTCTTCAGAATCAACTTCGAATTGTTTCAGAATGCCCAGAGAGTTATGCAAAGAAACCCGGAGAATGAACATAATATGTTTATTCAATAGCGGCCGTAAAATTGACAAAGACATTCTAAATTTGTATTTCCATGGACAACACATTAATTACATGAACAACAAAAAACAAAAACTATAAAACGTAGAAACGTTATAGAAATGCTGCCCGATCAGATTGCTCTTGCACTTTTCATCTTCATGCTTCTGGTGCTTTACCTGATTGAGAGTTACTACCGGATGCATCTTCGCTGGTACTGGGGTGTTGCCGCCGTAGTTGTTCTTGCTGTTGTTTGGCATTACCTTGGAAATTGGTGGGGAACTATGTCGCTTACTGCTCCGCGTCGCCGCCGCCACCTGATGACGACTGCTCCTTCGTCTGAGGAGGGGTACTCGTATGAGTATTAGATTCCTTTTTCAAGGAAACTAGTTGACGTTCAAAGGAACGTCTTACCGACCAGAGGTCCGACAACGTCTTACTGACCAGAGAGGTCTGACGTTCGAAGGAACGTCTTACTGACCAGAGAGGTCTGACGTTCCTTTGAACGTCTTACTGACGTCGTCTTATTGAAACATAAGTTATCAAAATTGGTAACTTACAAAATCTATCTGAAAGAATACAATGTCACATAACCAAAGCCCACAATGCGTACATACAAAGGCCGTGAGCCCAGAGCATCATCATTGCGATGATCCTTCTGATTGCATCGATGCAGCGACTTTTCACTTTCACTCAACTGTGCAGGGTAAACAAGGTAACTTGTTTGATCTCACAAGTTCACAAAGCGAACATTCGAATACATCATCTGGAGAGTCAGATCTACAAAATCGTTTAGGTTCTCTTCTTACAGAAGCTTCTACTCTTTACGAAGACGCTATTATTGAAACACAAAACACTGTCCGAGCTCTTGAAGAGCGACTTGTTACAGCAAAAACAATTCAAGACCTTCACTCGTTAATTAATGACGTGTATCGTTCACAAATCCGTGTTACTCAAACCAATCGTTTACTGAAGGGCCTTTCCGACTCTGCTCTTAGTGTTATCGGTCAATGTTACAGTAGTCATACTCCGGAACTTCGACTTATGAAGGTTGAGGCGGATTATCGCAGTAATGTTGCACAATTGACTTATCGAATTGAGTCTTCTTTTCAACGTTCACTGAATGTTCGCAATGTTTTGACGAATATTTATCGTTCTCGTTTAGCTAATAAGCTTTTAGATGAGTCTTTGCATGCTGATATTCAAGTAGAAATTCCAGAAGATTTAACCGCTACTTTAATGCAAACGATCGAAACTTACTTTGATTCACATACAATCTTACCAGGACTCGCTGACGCAGCCCCAACAGGGATGCCTGACGCAGCCCCAACAGGGATGCCTGACGCAGCCCCAACAGGGATGCCTGACGCAGC